ACCAGAGGTTGTACCCGATACAAGGCCGGACGGTGCCGCAGGGTTTCATGGGGGCAGCACAAGACGTAGTGTAGTAGTAGAGGACAGGTTTACACCAGAAACAGAGGTGAAGCCAGAACCCGTTGAAGAACAGAAGCTGAAAGCAATACCAGCGGTAGCAAAACGAAAGCCCACTCTAAAAGTTGTTAAGCACAAGCCACTACCTGATACATTCGAGGCAGATAGAGAGGCAAGAGAGCGAGCCAGGTTAGAGCAAGAACAACAAGAGCAAATCAGCCTAGCCAATGAGATACAAGCATTAGAAGAATTTGTAGCACTTGAAACACAACGTAAATTAGCAAGGCAGCAAGAGGAAGAAGAGTTTATGCTTTTATTGCTGTTAGAGGAGGCGTAAGGGTGACAGGTAGACCCACAAAATACTCAGATGAGCTGTTAGAGGAGGCAGAGTATTATCGAGATAACTATAGCGAGCTAGGCGATATGATGCCTAGTATTGCAGGGCTGGCGTGTCATTTAGGAATTCACAGGGTAACGTGTCACGCATGGGCTAAAGAAGAAGATAAGACCCCGTTTTCTTACATATTAAATCAAATACTAGATAAACAAGAGCGAGTTTTGTTCAATAACGGGCTTTCAGGGGAGTTTAATTCAGCGATAGTGAAGCTAGCTTTAGGTAAGCATGGGTATAGCGACAAAGCCGAGAATACCATTGTTGGTGATGCTGATAAACCAATTAAACACACTATTGAAATTATCGACGTAGTAGATGGCAAAGTTACAGATACCTAGACCATTTAAATCACTCTATGAGCCGCACAGGTATAAGATTTACTGGGGCGGGCGAGGTGGTGCTAAGTCATGGCAATTTGCCGATGCGCTACTAACGCTAGGCGACACAAAGCCTTTAAAAGTTCTGTGTTGTCGGGAGATACAAAAATCAATAAAAGAATCAGTCTACAGTCTGCTAGCTAGGCGCATTAAAGATTTAAGGTTATCGGGTTACTCAGTATTTAATAACGAGATACGCCACAGCAATGGCACCCTGATTATCTTTGAAGGTTTGTGGCAGAACATTGATTCAATCAAGTCTATCGACTCTGTAGATATTTGCTGGGTAGAGGAAGCGAACACAGTGTCGGAGGCAAGCTGGAAGAAACTAATACCATCAATTCGCAAATCAGGCTCAGAGATATGGTCGAGCTTTAACCCTGAGCTTAAAAGCGATGCGGTCTATCAGCGTTTTATACTAAGCCCTCCAAATAACTCAGTGGTGAAAAAGGTGTCATGGCGTGATAACCCCTGGTTGTCAGAGGAAGCGTTAGATGAAATGCGACACTTGAAGGCTACAGATTATGAAGAGTATCTCCACGTTTGGGAGGGTGAGCTAAAGTCTTTCGCTGATGGCGCTATCTATGGCAGCCAGCTCAAAAAGGCGAAGGAAGAGGGTCGGATGCTTAATATCCCTGTTGACCCTATTATCGAGGTAGATACCTTCTGGGATTTAGGGCGCAACGACCAAACAGCTATATGGTTTATGCAAAGGATAGGCACAGAATCACGTTTCATTGATTACTATGAGTCGAGGCTGGTCGGGCTAGAGCATTACATCCGATTGGTAAAGGAAAAAGGGTATAATTACGGCAGCCACTACCTACCACATGATGTTGAGGTGACCGAGTTAATGTCGAACAAGTCAAGGCGCGAAATGCTAGAGGCTGGTGGTATTAAGCCGGTAGTGGTGGTGCCTAGAATCAATCACATTAATGAAGGGTTGGAAATGACCCGGCGTGCGTTCGATGCTTGCTGGTTTCATGAGGGTGATGACGAAAGGGGCAAAGGTATGGAGCAAGGTATGTCTGCCTTGGCTAACTATCAATATGTCTTCGATGACAAGTACGACACGTTCAGGCAAACACCATTACATAATTGGGCATCCAATGCGGCTGATGCGTTTAGACAATTTGGACAAGGGTATAAGCACTCAATTAGTGTAACGCCTCAAATATCTAAGCGCAGGCAAGAAGCAGTACGGCGCAACACTCAAACATCGCGGGCATGGGTAGTTTAAATGTTAACAGACAATGAAATAAGCGGAATTCTGAGCGAAGTTCGTAATCGTTTAATGAATAATGATGATGGCGACCTAACCGACATTCGACAAGAGAACCTTAATTACTATCGTGGTGAGCTGGATGGCACAGAGAGACCAGGTTACTCGCAGTATGTTACCCGTGAGGTTATGGAGGCTATCGAGTGGGCGCTACCATCACTGCTAAGGGCGTTTACATCTGGCGACAAGGTTGTAATGTTTGACCCTGTAGGCCCTGAGGACGAACAACAATCAGATCAAGAAACCGATATTGTTAACCACTATCTATTGAAAGAGAACAACGGCTTTCTGACGTTCTACGAGTGGTTTAAGGACGCTTTAATGTACCCCAACGGGTACGCTAAGATTTACACAGAAGACAGCGAGACATCAACAAGCCAGAACTACAAAGGGCTTACCGGGCCACAGCTTGCTCAAATAGATCAGGATGAGGAGTTGGAGATAGTCGAGTCTAGCACCTACACGCGAGCCATCCCGACGCCACAAAGTATTGCTGGTGTTGAGTTGTACGACGTAAAGGTAAGGCGAACGGTTACCGAGCCTGTTTTGCGGTTTGAGAGCATCCCCCCAGAGCAGGTGTTGGTCGATAACAACCTAGCCTCTGCAAGTCTTGATGATGCGGAAATAGTGTGCCACAGACAGCAGCGGTCTAAATCATGGCTGCTTGAAGCGGGCTATGATGAGGGCAAGCTAGAGGAGGCTGGTACTGAGTCAGATCATGAATGGAACACTGAGCGTACTAATCGCCTATGGTCGCAGGATGAATCGCCCGATGCTGGTGAAGATGTTGATGCTTCGATGGCTAAATACTGGCTGGAAGAGTGGTACATCAAGATTGATTGCGACGAAGATGGCATAGCGGAAACCCGCAAGATTGATACTATCGGCGGTGTCGTGTTTGAGAACATCGAGTACGACTATCAGCCAATAGTCTCGCTCTCAAGTATTCCAATGAGTCATAAACACGCTGGCATGTCGCTGGCTGATCTTATTAAACCCATACAACAGTTGTCCACGTTCTTTTCTCGTGGCATTAATGACAACGTAGCGCGTATTAATAACCCTCGTAAGTATGTAGCAGAGGGGGCGCTGAGTGATGAAGGGTTAACCCTGGATCAATTGCTTGATATTAATAGCGATGCGATACTGGTTAAACAGCCCGGCATGATTGAGCCAGAACAGCACCAGCCTGTTATTAACGAGCTACTAATGGCCCGACAAGACCTGGAAGCGCAAAGCAAGGTGCGTACAGGTGTCGCCCCAGAGCTATCGTTGAAGCCTGAGGTGTTGCAACAGTCTACGGCTGGGGCATTCGCTAACGCCTTACAGGAGGCGTCACAACGCATTGAGATGATTGCCCGTATCTTTGCTGAGACTGGCGTTAAAGATGCAATGATTAAGGCCCACCGACAGGTCAAAGAATATCAAAGCGTCAGTAAGGCTATGAAAATCCGTGGTCAGTGGATTGAATCAAACCCCTCTGACTGGATGGATCGACGCAATGTTTCGGTCAATGTCGGGCTAGGCTTTAACAACAAAGAGAAGCAGATCGGGGTGTTGATGCAAGTGCTAGGCATCCAAAAAGAGGGCATGGCTATCGGCTTGGCTGATCCTAAAAAGATATATAACACGCTAGAGCAATTAGTTGAGGCCGCTGGTTTGAAAAGTGTTGATAGGTATTTCAATAACCCCACTACAACGCCACCACAACAGCCGCAGGTCGATCCTATGGCGCAAGTGGCACAAGCACAAGTCAGGTCGCTTGATGCTGATATTCAGCGTAAAGGCGCTGAGACACAAGCCAAAATCCAAATGGATCAAATGGCTGCCCAAGCTAAAGCACAAAAGGATATGGCAGAACTTCAATTCAAGGGGACAAAAGAGCAGGTAGACGCTCAATTAGCCCGTGAGAAGATGCAATTAGCCGCTGCCAATGACGCACAAGAGCTTGAGCTAAAACGAGCGAGTACGGGTGCAGAGGTTAAGCTGAAAGGCGCTCAGACAATGAAGACCGCAGAAGAGGCAAGAGGCCAGGATATTGAGAACGATGCGGTCGAGTCGGGCATTCAAGAGTTGGTTGAAGGTGGCGGTATCGAAGAACTACAAGCCAGAGCCGATCAAGCAGAGCAAAAGGTAGTCTCTATATCAGAAGCCAAAGAAGGGCCAAAGGATATTCAGATTACCCGCACTGAGACAGGCTTAGAGGGCGTTATTACCGACGCTGAGGGTAATGAGCGACGTGTGGTAGTCAATAGCACAGAAAACGGCATGGCTGGCACTGTAGAGGGTGAGTAATGGGTAAGCTATCGAGTCTTAATAAGGCCATTAAGGGCGCTAAAAGGCGCGTCTATCAAGGCTCCCCACATAAGCATAACGGCAAGCTAGATGCTGACAAGATAGGCACAGGCGAAGGCGCACAGGCTTATGGCTATGGTCATTATATGGCTGAGAGTAAGGGTGTGGCAGAGGGGTATAAAAAAGGACTGTCAACTTATGAGACTACCGTAAATGGCGAGCCTTTAAGCAAAGATAATCCTATGTTTTCCGCTGTTATGCAGATTGCCGCGCAAGGATATGATGCCGCCCACACGAACGCAAAGATGGCGCTTGATTCGGGGTTTGTAAACAAGGAGTTCGGGCAGAAGGCGCTCAATGATATTGAGTTAATGAAAGGGGTTGATATTAAACAAGCATCACGCGGCCACCTATACGAGCTAGACCTAAACGAATCCGCCATTGAGAATATGCTTGATTGGGATGCGCCTTTGAGTGAGCAGCCTAAAGCGGTGCAAGAGGCGTTTACAGATTTTGCACTATCTCCTGATGGGCGAAAATACGCAGAGAAGTTTCACAGCTATAAAGAAGGTGACACTCTTCTTGATATTCCTGAGTTTAGCGATTGGTCGGCAGTACAAGGCGACACTATTAACAATGTATTGGGCAATGCTGATAATCAAGTAACACTAATGAAGCATGGCGTTCCCGGTATTAAATACTCTGACGGTATGTCCAGAGGCAAGACAGGTGGCACTCAAAACTTTGTCATATCCCCCGGCGCAGAAGATCAGGTCAAGGCTATATCACGCAATAATGAGCTATTAGGGTTTGGTGGTGCTGCTGTACTAGGTGGCGCTGCTATGGCACCACAAGACGCAGACGCGGCAATAATGGAAGGCGTAGCGATGCAAGGGCTAGCGGCTGATTGGACTAATCGACGTGCTGATAAGCGTAGCAAGTGGACTAAGTTCAAAGAATCAATACTAGAGCCGGGTCTAACAGTAGGCTCTGCCCTCACCAGTATGCCTGTACAGGGTTTGGCCGGTGTAGGCGCACTAGCGCAAGGGTATGGCATAAATGACGCTGTAGGGGCTATGGAGCGCACTGGTGAGGCTATGACCTACGCGCCCCGATCAGAGGCCGGTATGGAATCACTACAGAACGTAGGCGAGGCGATGGGAATACTTGGTGAGTCGCCACCTGTACGCTTTGTAGAAGATCATATTAACCAAGGCGCAGATTGGGCGGCTGACAACATACATCCGGCGGCTGGTGCTGCCCTTAAAACACTACCGGAGGTGGTTTTCTAGTGAGAGATGATCCAATAGTAAAAGCCAATGAAGCAGAGATGGTTCTAAACCACCCTGTATTCAAGAAGGCCACAGAGCAGATCGAATCCGAGATAATGCGGCTTATTCAAAAGAGTGAGTTTAATGGATCAGAGAACGCCGAAAGGTATCGTGAGAAGCTGAATCTACTCTTATATTGCCAGGGTCGATACAAGACAGTCCTAAATCAGACAATACAGGCTGGCAAGGTTGCAGCCGATGCTTTAGAAAAACGCAAAATATTCAGTAAAGGGTTATAATGACAACACGCCGCAAGGCATAAACAAGAGGATAGAAGAATGAGCGATCAACCAGTAATGGAATCGTATTCAGTTGAACAAGCCGCCGAAGCAATGGATGGCATATTCAGCGATGAGCCTGTAGTGGGCGAGATCACGGAAGAGGCTGTTGAGGCTGATGAACTGGTGGAAACTAGCGAATCAGAGGAAACAGCAACAGAGGAATCTAGCGAAGAGTTAGAGGAGACTGGGGAAGATGTAGACGAAGAACCTATTAAGGTTGAATCAGAACAGGAAGCTATCGAAACACTCACTGAGTTGTCAGAGGCGCTTGACGTTCCCATTGAGGAACTAATGAGCAACATGACAACCACAGTTAAAGTGGATGGCGAGGAGCATTCTGTCACACTGAAAGAAGCCTTTGACGGTTACCAAAAGGATGCAGATTACCGAAATAAAACGAGCGAGCTAGCATCTCATCGACGTGAGTTTAATGAGCAGACGGCAAATGCCCGACAGCGCATAGAAAGCGAGTACATCCAGGCCGGACAATTAATGGCAGCGTTAGAGCAATCTATCGCCCCCTCACTAGACCCCGCAGAGATGGAAAACTTAAAGGCGCAAGACCCGGCCACATACCTGATTGCGAAACAAGAACACGCTGATAGGGTTGCACAGTTCAATCAATTACGGCAAACAGCAGCAAACAGTTTTGCGCAGAATTCCAAGGCTATGGAGCAACAGCAAGCACAGTTGCGACAAGAGTCGATTCAGCGCGCAATGATAGAGCTACCGCAAAGAATCCCTGAGTGGTCGCCAGAAACTAAGTCAGCAATTGACGATTATCTAACAAGTGACGCTTATGGTTATTCAGGCGAAGATTTGTCGAAGATAGTAGACGTTCGATTAGTAGAGCTTGCACACAAAGCCCGTCTTTATGATGAGCAGAGTAAGCAGGTCGATATTGCTAAAAAGAAGGTAAAGGTTTTGCCGCGAATACAGAAGCCAGGGCGGTCTAGCAGTGTAAGGCCGGGTAAGAACATGGACAAGGCCCGAGCCAAGCTACAACAGTCCGGGCGGTATCAGGATGCTGCTTCATTAATCAATGTAGACTAAGGTAATTTAAAATGGCACAAGTAACAGGTTCACACAGTCGCTACGACCTCCAAACTAAGGGCGAGAACGTAAAAGACGATCTAACGAATATTATTACCATAATCTCCCCCACTGAAACCCCTTTTCAATCCAACATCGGCAAGGGTAAAGCTAAAAACACGTTCACCGATTGGCTCACTGACACACTAGCAGCTGCTAGCGCGTCAAATGCTCATATTGATGGCGATGCTTTCAGCGGTGACACTCTCACAGCCCCTGCTCGACTGCAAAATCACTGCCAGATCATGCGCAAAGATATTGTAGTTACACGACGCGCTCAGATTGTTGACCAAGCTGGCACCAAATCAGAGTTACAGCGTCAGATTGCCAAGGCTGGTAAAGAGCTAAAGCGTGATGTTGAGAAGATTATCTGTAGTGAGCAGGTCGCGGTAGTTGGTAACGACACCACAGCCTCAAAGCTCGCAGGTTTAGGCGCATGGTATGACACCAACACCGACCGTGGAACAAGCGGCACTGATGGTGTTCTGTCATCTACCACTTATGGCTACCCGGCTACAGCGGTCACTACCGGCACAGATCGAGCGCTTTCAGAGGCCACACTGTTGTCGATTGTCAAAGGCGCTTATGTTGAGGGCGGTAATCCCTCCATCATCATGGTTGGCCCTACCGTCAAGCAGAAGATGAGTCAGTACCTCTTTGGCTCCTCTGCGCGTATTGCAACTCCCTACCAGGATCACGGCAAGTCAAAGTCAGCGGCTAGTGTTATCGGCGCTGTCGACTACTACACGTCGGACTTTGGGACGCTTCACATTATCCCTAACCGCTTCCAGTCTGAAACAGATGTTCACGTTATTGACCCTGAGTTTTGGGAGCTGCAATACCTGGATGGCTACAAGACAGAGAAGATGGCCAAAACGTCTGATGCTGACCAGCGTATGCTGACAGTTGACTTGACATTGTGTAGTAAAAACGAGGCAGCCAGTGGTTTGGTTGGTGATGTTGATTCCAGTACAGCGATGGTTGCATAACTGGTAAACTAGACGGGGGCTTCGGCCCCTGATCTTTTGGAGTATAAAATGGCAGCAGAAAAAGAAGTAACTATTGAGATAGCCTCAGTAGGCAAGGGCGAAAACAAGCGGTATGCGTGTGGGAATATCCACTTTGCTTATGCTGATCGCAAGTATTTGCCAAAGAAAGATACAGGCGAATATAACAGCAAATTACGGGTTGGCGAGAAGGTAACGCTGCCCGAATCAGTGGCTAAAGAGTACTTGGCAAACGATAATCTACGGGTTGCTAAATAGCATGAGCAATAAGGACGTTTTTCATAACATTGATGGCACCAAATCAACTGTTCATTGGGATGAAAAAGGTGCCGATATTGTTCAAGAGCAGCGTGTTGATGACATTATTGAAGGGTTCCGTCATGAGAGTGACTTGGGGCACAACAAAATAGCGGCGGGGAGACTTGCCGCTAGAGTGCCTGTAACCCTTCACTATCAATGGGTGGCTGAGTGGCAGGAAAAGCACTCGGACACATGGGATTTAAAAACGTATCTAGCTATGAAAGTGAATAGCAGTGATTTTAAATATCTCAGAAACCAGGTGATTCGTGGATGACATACGCAACGCTGAAAGCTGATATAGCCAATTACTTAGCCCGAACTGATCTCACGGCGGATATTCCGCTGTTTATTCAGTTGTGCGAGTCTCGTATTAGGGATTTGGTGCGGGTTAGGGATATGGAGGCTGCCGACGATGCTTTTACGGTAGATGCTCAAGTTATGGCATTGCCGGACGGCTTTCTGTCAATGCGCCGTATCATTATGGATTCGACCACTAGCCGGTCGCTGGATTACCTAACACCAGAGAGATTTTGGGATTCAACACTATCTCATGAGTCTGGAAACCCGGTGGCGTTTACTATCGAAGGTTCAAATATAGTGTTTGGCCCTAGCCCTTCTGCCTCGCTGACTGCCAAGGTGCTCTATCTAAAGGCTTACGACGCGCTGACGGAAGAAACGGACACCAACTGGCTAATGACCAACGCCTACGACATTTATCTCTATGGCGCTCTGGCAGAGGCCAAGGGGTTTATTGAGGACGATGCGCAGGCCGGGAAGTGGTCAGGGCAATTCCATACGGCTGTTGAGCGTGTTAATCGCACAGCTAATAAGGGGCGCATGGCCACACCCTTGGTACGGTTTGGGTATAGCGCACCATGATTCAAGCTAAGGTGTTGCCGTTTGGTGAGTGGCTGCCCGACCAGCCGGATTTAGGCAATGCCGTCACAGTGGTAAACAACGCGATACCGCAAGCACAGTCCTACCGATCAATTAAAGAGCTAACAGCGTTTACAAATGCGCTAACGGGCGCTTGTGTTGGCGGGTTTTGGGCACAAGACTCTGACGGCACGTTTTTTAGTTTTGCAGGTGATGCCACTAAGCTGTATTCGCTTTCTGGAGACACTTACACAGATGTTTCAAAAGCAGGCGGGTATTCAGGTGTAACTCGTTGGGAGTTCCTGAAATGGGGCGACAGGGTCATAGCGGTATCAATTGGGGAGGAAACCCAATACTACGATATGGGGATATCGGCGTTATTTGCCGCGCTGCCTGGATCACCACCAAAAGCTAAGACAATTGCAGCCGTCCGAGATTTTATTGTAATGGGCAATCTTGACGATGGAACAGCTAGGCCAAGTCGCTTGCAGTGGGGCGGTTATAACTCCTCTGAGCTATGGACTTCATCACTAGCAACACAGGGCGATTATCAAGACCTATTTGGCAACGGTGGTGCTATTCAGAAGATCACGCCAGGGGAGATTGGTTACATATTTCAGGAACGGGCTATAAGGCGCATGACGTATGTCGGGCCTCCTAAGATATTCCAGATTGATGAGGTTGAAACAGCAAGGGGCGCTTTTGCCGCAAATTCTGTTATTTGGTATGGCAGCCTTTATTTCTATTATGCCCGTGATGGTTTTTATATGTTCGACGGCCAGTCATCCATACCGATAGGGGTCGAGAAGATAGATCGACACTTCCTTAGCGATTTTGACACCACAGATACCAACTTAATGCGCGGCGCTATCGACCGTAAGAATAAGGTTGCAATGTGGGTTTATCCTTCTATATCGAGAGGGCGGAACTGTATAATTGCTTATTGTTGGGACGTTCAGCGATGGGGATTTATAGATCAATCCGCTGAAATTCTGCTTGAAAACGCATCAGCAGGCTACACGCTTGATGGGCTAGACGCGATATTTACAGATATTGACGCAGATAGTTTTAATATGGAGTCTGACGCGTACAAAGGGGGTGATATAAGCCTCACAGCGTTTGATACATCCCACAAGCTAGCGTCTTTTTCTGGTGATGAGTTAAGCGCAGAGATCGAAACAGGCGAGATGATGCCGCCAAATGGTATGCGGGTGTCGATCAAATCAGCGCGGCCCTTATTAGATGGTGACGCGACTTTGCAGCTAGGCGTAAGGGATAATCAGAATGATAACTTCTCCTATGGCACTGCGCAGTCAGAGAATAGCAAGGGCGAGATGAATTTCAGAAGCTCGGCCCGTTACCACAGGGTAAAGGCGACCGTAACAGGTGGCGCGAAACAGATTAACGGTGTTGAGGTTTTTTTCAGATTAGAGGGTAGACAATGAGTTTTGAAGGGTTGAATCCAGTTACACGCGAGAAGGCAAACGCACCAGGCCCAACAACATACGCGAAACCCTTTGTTGAGAGCGGCCACAAGGGTTATATGGGCCTTGTAGAGTCAATGGCGAACAACCAACAAGACCCGTATTTTATGGCCCACAACAGGCTTGCAGCGGCACGTCGGTTTATGCCTCAAGACCGGGCGAATGAAATACAGCAAAGCGTCGAGGGCCAATACCAAAACATATTAGGCCGTGAATCTGATCCAGGCGGTTTAGCGTATTGGTTTAATCGTCAAAAACGCGGGTCAGCACCTAACGACATTCGGCAGGTGTTTGAGGGCGTGAGAAACGACATACAAGCTAACCCGGATGCACAATTGCCTTTGTATGCGTCTGGCGAGACTGCGGCCCCGCCCGAGCCTGCTAGCGAGTTAAGTGCTATTGAAAAACTCAAAGCGGCGTACCCTGATATATTCCAAGGGCTTAACATTTGAATCTTGTCCCTCAAAGTGAGGTTGGCAGACACTTCGCGCAGATCACACCAATGATTAAGCGCGTGATAGATAAGACAGAAGAAGTTTATGGGGTTGGTGATATATTAGAAGGGCTGGCCAAAGGTAAAATGCGGTTGTGGTTAAACGATAACGGTATAGTTATCACAGAGGTTAGCGGTAATGTTTTTAATATCGGCCTGTGTGCTGGTGATAATATAGATGGCTGGATAGATGAAATCATTAGTGAGTGTAAAAAAAGCGCAAAAGCTAATGGGTGTGAGTATATTCAGGAAGTTGGGCGTCGAGGTTGGGTGAAAAAAATGGCTAAGTTTGACTTTAAAGAAAGCGGCACGATTATGAGGTGTAAATTATGAGCGGTGTG